ATGGCTTGGACGTGGAACAGACGTCGTTGGTACCGCAGACGCGGCTACCCAGCACGACGGAGATACTACCGACGCAGACGTTACTGGCGAAGACGCCGACCGGTAAGGAGACGGCGCCGGCGAAGGAGATTCGCTAGGCGCATCTTCAGAAGGGGAGGTCGGCGAGGAGGCGTCTATAGATTTTCAGCATGGAACCCTACACACATGAGAAAACTCACAATTAGCACCCTAGGCAGACTACTCACAGTATCACCTGGCTATGAATATCTTAATTATAAACCAGTCACTTACAACAATACACTTAACAAAGAGGGGAAACCAGTAGAGTCCGGAATCGGACTTGCCGCTGCCGGAGGGTGGACATACGGATTCATAGACTTAAAAAAGCTATATAAAGCTAACAAAAAGCTTATGGCTCACTGGTCCACATCCAACAAAGGCTTTGATCTCTGGCGGTATTTCGGAAGTGTAATATACCTGTGGCCTAATGAAATGTATGACTACGTATTCTGGTATGATAAGGAGTGGACTAGTGAAGACTGGCTTGAAATAAAAGAGTACTGCCATCCACTAGTGATGTTCAATGCCCCCAAAAAAATACTAGTGAGATCCACCAAATGGGGACGAAAGAGACCAAAAAGAATTTTCATTAAACCTCCAGCCTTCACTAGCACACAGTGGCAAAATGCAACTATAATATGTGGAGCACCACTATTTCAATATGCAGTGACAGTCATAGAGTTAACTAAACCTTATACCCACGATGGCTTAGTAAAACACGATTGGTACGCAAGTCCAGACGTCCCCGGGTCTTTAGGACCAGAGCCTGAATGGCTAAACAAATGGGGACATATTCAACCCCCCGGTCACTGCCTATACATGCAAAAAGCTAAGAATGGAGTAGTAACCTGGGCGGACACTAGCAGACAGGGAACAACAACACAACAAGAAAAATACACAGGAGTGGGGGGCAGTGGCACAACAGGATATGGACCCAAGTTCTCAGACAAAAGAGTATACATTGACTATGACATGGAAACAAACAAACAGACCAACCAAGGCAAAACATTTGACTGGTGGTGGTCCAAAGAAAAACAAGGAATAGCCTGGAACTCAGGTATTAGAGGAGTAGCTATAAGAAAAGCCTACACAATGAATGATATAGACTACTGGGTAGCCAGGGTCATCACAGCAGACGAAACAAGAGGCATATGGGACACAGGAGACAATCCAACACAACCAAAAGCACTAGTACAAAACGCAGAATATACTGATCCCAGACAACAAGTGAGATGGGGTCCGTTTTGTGCTAAAACCACCATAGCAGATGACTGGGATGACCCACCATCCATAGAGGACACAATGTCATATGACATAGTTTGTAGAGTTAAATCCTACTTTCAGATAGGAGGACAAACCTTACCTCCATCTGTACAGGTTGATGACCCTTGCAATCCAAAGCCTTCAGGATTTGCAGCCACCATGCTCCACGGAAGATGTGACCAATGGCCAGGTAACTCAACCCTTGGTCAACTTCAGTCTTGGATGGTCAGAAGAGGGATCATCACAGACAGAGGATTGGAAGAACTCACCAAACAAAGTGAAGAACCAAGTGACAGCGACTCAGACTGGGGAAGACACCCTCGTTCTCATCGATCAAGCAAAAGAAAAGAGAAAAAGAGAAAACGTAAGGCACAAGAGACCAGTGAATCGGAATCGGAAACTTCAGAGAGCATTACTTCAGCGACAGAAACTGAAGAAAGCCAAGTGGGACGAAATAGAATTCACCACAGACAGCGAGACCACCAGCACAAGCTGGACCGAAAGCACAAGCGACTCAGAATGAAGAGCAAGTCCACGGGAGACCTGTACACCACCTGGGGGGGAAATAACTATGACATTTTTTAATAAAAACATAACAAACTCAAAAAAAGGGCTGTAACACTACCCAGTGTAGGGGGGGCAAAGCCCAACCGGAGACAAGCACTCCGTTTGATGTCTCCGGCTGGGCGGGTACCGGAACGGAGCGAAGCCCGTGGAGTTAAGGGGCAACTCGGGCAGCCGGAGCCTGACGGGTGGGCAAGATTCTTAAATCGATGCCCCCTCCGAAGATCCAAGAAAGACTTTGGATCGGACAGATCCGACTAAGCCACGACATCTGGTGTGAGTGCGGCGACTTCAAAGCCCACATCCGAAG